CGACGACGAAGGCTTCGTCGTCGTTGATCTCCACGAGGTCCTTCTTCAGGCGCTCGTCGCTGATGGTGCCGACGTTGTTGGCCAGGAACACGCCCGCGGTGTCCAGCGTTGCCAAGACGGTCGTGCCGTCGGCGCGGTGCCAGGTGTGACCTTCGGCGTTGTAGAAGCCGGTGACACCCGACTGGATGCCCTTCGCCGTGTTGACGTTGAAGTTCGACGGGTTCCAGACGTAGGAGTCGACACCGGAGTTGTTCGAGCCCCACAGCGCAGTCGGCTGGCCGGTCTGCATCGAGTACACGAAGTTGGAGGTGCCCCCGCCACCCCCACCACCACCGCCCGTGACGATCTGGATGATGCCGCCAGCCTGGCCGAGACGCAGGTAGCACTGGAACGTGAAGGTCGAAGCCACGTTCGAGCCCAGTGCCGTGTACTTGTGCTCGAGCTGAGGCAGTGCCATGAGAGCGAACAGCGCGCCGGTCGACGTGTAGATCCCGACCTCACCGAAGTCGAAGGGGCCCGCGTTCACGTCGATGGTGCAGTTGACGATCAGGGATCCGTCGGCCGCAGTGCTGAAGCTCGTGATGTTGTCCGAGTAGAGGATCGTGCCGTGGAGGGCTGTGTCGCTCTTCGTCGGCGTGTAGCCGAAGGCGGTGCCGACCTTGAAGGTCGTGAGCTGGAGGAAGATGCCGGCGCCGGCAGCGCTGGTCGCACCGTCGAGGCCGGTCTGTGTGACGACGAAAACGTCTGCGGTCATGTTCAGGCTCCGGTGCTGGGGTTCGTGGATTCAGTGCCAGGGCGCATCGGCGGCTTCGGAATCTCCCGGACATCGGCCGTCGCAGGATCGATCGAGGCCACCCAGTTCCAGACCTTGTCGCGCCAGGCTGCGAGAGCCTGACCCTCGGCCGCGAACTGCGGGTTCGCGCTCGTGGCCCAGGTGGTGGCGTTGTCGATGCCCTTCGAGTAGCCCCACAGCTTGGCCACGGCGTCGAGTCGTGCATCGACCTTGAAGTTGAAGGCACGTGCGGCTTCGGCTCCAGTCGGCGGCGGCAGCGGTACCCAGGCGGGCATGCCATCGGGCCCTGCACCGCGCGTCATGCCAGCCGGGATGCCGGAGGCGTACTTCGCGTGGATCTCCTGGCTGATCGGCACGCAGTCCGAAGGCCAGTTGCTGTGATTGACGTACTGGTCGTAGAACTGGCCGTCGTAGAAGCCTGCCGTCTTCGCGCTCCAGTAGAGGCTCGTCTTGTCGATGTTGGTGCCGTCGACGGTCGGCTTGTTCTCGTCGCTCATTAGAACATGCTCCCGATGGTGAGGAAGAAGCCGACACCGCCGCCGTTCTGGACGCGGATGTAGCTGGAGGTGACCGTCTCGGTCGCGGTGATGGCCGATGCGTCAGCCGTTGTCGCCACGCCGGCGAAGGGGGTGCCCGTGTAGTTGATCGGCAGCGGCACGTTGAGGAAGGAGCCGCCACCGGGGTTCGTGAACGTACCCCACTGGAGCAGCATGCCGAGAGGGCCCAGGTACGCGTAGCCGTTCGCGACCTTGTGGACCGCGAAGTCCGACATGTAGTTCGCGACCGTGACGTAGGTGCCCGCGGCCGCATCGTGCGCGATCTTCTGGACCGCTGCCAGCAGCTGCGCCCAGTTCGCGTTGTCGATGGTGAGGCCCGACCCGGCGATCACGGATGCGACCTGCAGCAACAGCCGGTTGTAGAGCTCCGCCTGATTGACAGTCGCAGTCGACGGACCGGAGCCATCGGTCGCGCCCGTGTGGCTGACGTTGAAGGGGGCGGGCGTGTTGGCGCCCGGTGTGAAGGCTGCGACCGGGCCGATGCCCGGGATGAAACTGATAAGATCCACTTGAAACTCCTGGGTTTAGTCCGGCCACTGCGCGTCGCTGATCTGCATGAGAGGCTGACCAACGCCTCCCGTCCAGCCACCAACACGCGAGTGATACTTGATGGGGTAGTTCGGTGTCTGCCCCGAGAACCGCGGTGCCCACAGCCCACCCGCCAGCATCACGTTGGCGAATGTGGGACTGTCTTCCGTCACGATCAGGAACTTCAACGAGACTGCGATTGCGTGCAGCACCAAGTTGTAGTTGCAGATTTCGTAGAAGAAGGAGCCGAGGGTCACGGGGTCGACACCGTACTGATCGGGCATGCCGATCTGTACGTGCGTCGTCGGGAACCACGGGCCCGGCGGCGAGTCGTAGATGTGGGCACGACCGGCCGTCGGATCAGGGGTGTAGAAGTGCACGTAGTCCTGCGTTTCCAGGATCGCGATGCTGAGGCCACCACCGAGACAGAAGTTCAGGAAGTCGATGGCCGCGTTCTTGCCCTTGCCGAACCAGTAGGAGCCGAGGAACTTTGCGATCGCACGGTAGCCCGACTCGGAAATCACCCCGGCATTGGCGAGCTTCATGCCCAGCAGGTTGACCTGCGAGACGACGACTGCGCGCTCGGGACCACCCCAGTCCAGGAAGTCGATCATCTCGCCGGCCTTGATCTTGGCCTCCACCGCCTTCGTCGCAACCCACATATTACGCAGGTTGTTCAGCGCGTCGATCTTGGCTTCGATCTGATAGTCGAACACCGAATCGATGGAGTCCGCGAAGTCGACGAAGTACGGGTTGGTCGCGAGGTACGGAGCGAGAAGGATCGACCGCGGCAGCTTGATGAAGGCTCGCCGATTCTCGATCGCCGTCGTGAACGGCAGATCGGCTTCGTAGGTGTAGATCATGCACACCTCTTATTGGTTGGCGTCCCGGATCGGGAACAGAGCGTTCTGTTGACGCGGCGAGTAGTCGACGTTGACGTTGAGGCTCTGGAGCGTGTTGTACCGGATGAGGGTGTCGCTCGCGGCACCGAAGGGCAGCGGCGTCGGGTCGGACGCAGCGATGTCCAGGTAGTGCAGCGTGTCCGCATCCAGCGCAGCGATGATGCCCAGCGCTCCTGCACGGCGGCCCCACACCTTGTAGGTGAGAGCGTTCGGCACCGGGTTCGAGCTCCAGTCGATGATGATCCCTTCCGATGTCGTGACCACCTGCGGGTTGATCCAGTTGGTCGGGTTCCCGTGGTCGATGATGCCGGGAGGCGTCGCCACGATGGTCCAGCTGGTTCCCGGAGGATCACCGCTGACGATCTGGTCGCCCTTGTTGACCGCGAACTGGAGACCCGTCGGACCGATCATGCCAGCCTTGCTGATGATCCAGTACTGGCCTGCAGCCGTTGCGCCGGTGGGGTAGCCGGGGTTCACGGATGCGTCGATGTAGCCCAGGAAGTTCGGGCTTGGCGTCGCAGCATCGACTGCCACCGCGTAGGCGTAGACGGCGGGCGTGACGGTGCCGGAACCAGCGATGATCGTGGCCGTGAGCTTGGGGCTCAGAGGACTGGTGACGATCATGGGGCTCGTCGGCTTGTTCACCAACACGTAGCTGATCTGGCCGGGCGCTGCGTTGAACGCTGTCTCGACCAGGTCAGATGCGAACAAGTCGGTGAGCAGGATGCCGGGCCGGGCCGAGAACAGGTTCTCGATCGCCTTCGTCACCTTGGTCTTCACATCGTCCAGGCTGTTGACCGAGTTGAAGCAGTAGACCGAGATGTCGACGATGTTGGGGATCGCGACCGGCGCCTGCCACAGGAACTTCGGCTGGTACATCGTGACCGATTGCAGGTAGGACAGGAACTCGTCCACCTGGTCCTGACTCCACGTCGAGCTCGTGAGAGCCGAGACACGGATCACGTTCATCCACTCGAGCGCCGCCGGGTTGATCTCGCGCTGGGCCTGCGTGATCGCGTCGATGATGCCCGGGTAGTTCGCGACTGTCGCGGCGTACTGCGACTTCGTGACCGCGGAGCTGTACGTGCCGAAGGAGCCAGCCGCGAAGTTCTTGTAGGCGAAGGTCGAACGCTCATCGGCACCACCGGACGGATTGCCCGTGAAGTGGCCGGTGACGTTCGAGATCGACGAGCCGTTGATGCTCACGTTGGTCAGGTTCGCACCGTTGACGGTTGTGCCCTGCGT